GTAAGTGGTTCATTAACAACCGGAGGTCTAACAGGACAATTAGTCGTTCCTGCAGGATTTAAAAGTGGTAGACCATCAAATCCGGATACCGGTTCATTATATTTGGAACAAAGCTACGAAGGAGTTTCAAATGCAAGAGCATGGGTAGATTACGCTGGTAATAGTGCAAACTATACTGTTTTAAATCCAAGCGCAATTTTACTAAAAAGTAGTTCAACAGGTTGGGTTGGTTATTTCCCAGCTACAATAACTCAAACAGGTAACCATACAGTTAGTTTTATTTATAAAACACTAACAGGAACAGCATCAATGGTCGTTGATAATGATGGTGTTAGTGATAATGCATTCAACGCAACCCTTTCAGTTACAACAACACCACAAGTATATAATGCAACAGTATCAGTAGGTGCAACAGGTGAAATTCAATTCTATTTAAGAAATAACGGTGGGGGGAATGACGTTGTAGTTGTTGATTTTAAATTTGCACCATCTGGAAATTTAACAACTAGAAGCGTTATAATGGTTTATAATGGAATTAATAACATTGACGGCGGATGGGAACCTATTGGTGACCAAGATGATTCGAGAATTGCTTTCAAATATAGAACGATAATCACAACATCATATACTGCGGGTGGATATAAAGATGCTTCACCGTGGAAATCTGTAGAAAGAACAACAAACGCAACTGATCAAACAGTTTTTGTTGGTAACTTGATGGATTATCCATCATCATATTCTTCTGGTGGTTGTAGTTCTAGTAAATTATTCATGTGGTCGGTTAATACAGATAACCTTTGGAAATCGGCAACAACTGTTGATGGTACATATACAACCGGCATCGATATGGTTAATGAAACAGCATACACTCACCAATCAAAATGGGATTTAGTAAATGCAAGAGACCAAATGGGTACATTATTCCAAGAAACATTATTTGCATGGATATTTGGTGGTTCCGTTGCAGCGGTTGAGAAGTTTAATTTTGTTAATGAGACAATGTACCTCAATTTATATAATGCATATACAAGTACCAATGCCATGAACTCATCAATAACAAGTTCATTGGGTTGTGCGGGATTTTCTGATGAAAATTATGGTTATGGTTACGGTTCTGAAAGTGGAATGAAATTATTTTTTGCAACAGATTCAATGAACCTTAAACAACAATGGGGTGCTAGTGGTCAACAAAAAGGAATCAGTTCTAAAGTGGGTAAAGGTTACGCTGGAAATGAGGGAACATATAATGGTGGATATAATTTAAGGAGATGGGATTATGCAACTGAAACAAATTTAGGTAACGTTGCAAAACCGTATCCAAATTGTGGTGAAGAAAACTTTACAATGGGACAAGACCACCAATATATGATTGGTAATTACGATGGGTTACAAAATAATGAGAGTTGGAAATTTTACTACGCTACAGATAGTGGGTCATCGAATGTTGCTGGTTTAAAACCAACAACTCACGGTGGTATGTCATCGGGGCATTGTGGTTGGAGAGCATAAAATTTAATATTTATAAGATATGATATACGAGAATATGGAAGTTAGTGGTTCTTTAAGGGCGGCACAAATTATTGCCGGTCCAAAGAACACAAGAGCAAATAGACCAACAAGTCCGGCAATTGGGTCACTATTTTTAGAGACGGCATCAAGTGGTAGTTACATGATGGTATACACTGCAATTTCAAATAATGATGATGGATGGGAAAGAATCTCATCACAACAAAGTGCTAATACGGCATTTAAATATAGACAAATAATTGCTTATAGTTATTTAGCTGGTGGTTATAAAGACTCATCACCATGGAGAAATGTTCATAGAACAATTAACGCAACAGATCAAACAACTCACTTAGGCCAGTTATTGGATTATCCGGTGAGTTATTCAATGGGTGCATGTAGTAAAACAATATTATGGGTTTTTTCATCTAATAGTGATAATGCTTGGAAAGGACCCGATAGTATTCAAGGTACACACACATCAGCAATTAACATGTCAAATGAGACACAATATGCGAATCAGACTAAATTTAATCTTTTTAGTGCTAGATCCGATTTGGCGACTATGTGGAAAGAAACAGAATTTGCTTGGATAATGGCGGGTGGTAGCACAAGTGTTGAAAAATTTAATATGTCTAGTGAGGTTAATATTACTGGTTATAATTTATCATCATTCAACTCTAGTGAAGGTGCATCATCGTTCTCGGATGAAAATAATGCGTACGCCTACAATTCAGGTAATGGTGTTAAGTTCTCATTTGCAACTGAAACGTTCACAAATGGTTCTGTATGGGGTGCACACGGTCAACAAAAAGGAATTAGTTCAAAGAATGGTAGGGGTTACGCCGGTAATGAGGGTTCATATAATGGAGGTTATAACTTAAGAAGATGGACCACATCTAACGATACCAATATTGGAACCGTTGCCAAACCACACCCTAATTGTGGTGAAGAAAACTTTACTATGGGTCAAGATTGGCAATATATGTTGGGGGTTTACGACGGTACGGGTCAAACGAATAACAGTTGGAAATTTTATTACGCAACTGATAGTGGAACTGTAAACCCATCTGGATTAGCTCCTGGTGTTAACCCGGGAACATCTTCAGGAGTAAATGGATGGAAAGCATAGTTGACAATATCGAAAATTTTATTTATATTTAAATAAATTAAAAACATTATGGAACAAAAATTTGAATACAAAAGACCTTTAGACACATTAAATGAAGTTGATAGGAAATTATTAGACATTGCAGAGGATATTAGTTTTTCATTACCAAAATTTAAAGCAGATAACTTTGTTGGAGGGGCTCAAATCACACCATATGCAAAATTAAAACAATGGTTAATTGAATTGCGTCAAAGAGAAGATATTGTTGAACATTTAGAATATCTTTTTAGAAAAAAAGAAATTGAAATTGAGTTAGAACATGAGAAGGTTGAATTTATAACAGAACCGTTAAGAAAAGAATTGGTTGTGTTATCAATTAAAGACATGCACATTGATTTAAGAAAGTATCAAAGAAACTTAAAAGATGCATATAAAGAGAGACAAGTTTTTATAGACTTGGTTAAGGAATTTATTGAAAGTGATGATTCAAAATTACCAAACGGAATGTCATTGATGGATGTCTTTGGTAATCAAGAACTTGAGGATAAATTCGAAAAGGAATATTGGAGTGTTCGTATGGCTAAACAAGCTATGTTGGATATGATTTCATACGGTAGAGTTGGTACAGGTAATTTAGACTCAATTTTAATGATGTCACCTGAACAACAAAAAGAAGTTATGGCATTGGCGTCATCATATACGGTTACAATGGATAGAAACATCACAACATTAATGGGATTAGCAGCAACAAATCAAGATATGATTGATACGAACCTAAAAGACCAATTCAAAATTGGTACAACTAATCATAACATAAACGAAAAATTATTATAATGTTACACATACTTTACAAATCGGGAATTGAAGTACCTGGATATGTCATTAGACTTTCTAACTATATGAATTATTACGTAGGAAGAATACCTGACGAATATAACGATAATAGAGTTGAATTGAGGAGGATGAATGCTATTGTCATTCCCGAGGATATTGCACCAGGATTTAAATTTGCTGACATATATAAAGAGTACCTTTCAATTAGAACGGTATCTAGTATTATAGATGAGTTTCCACAATTTGCTAATTCGGGAGAATTAGAAACGGAAAAAGTAAAATATTTTTTAACAAATGAAGATAGAGAGTTAGCAGTTAAGTTTAACAAATTTGTAATGTTAAAAGTTATTGCAGATAGGTTTTCAGAAAGAATGAAAAATTTGATGGTAGAAGCGTCTGATTTAGAAATTGCAACGTGGGAAGAACAAAAAAGAGAAGCGTTACTTTACCAATCAGATAACACCGCAAATACACCATTGATTGATATATTGGCAATGGGTAGAGGAATCACAAAAGAAGAATTAGTTACTAAAATATTAAACAACGTTGAAACATATAAAACTAAATTGGCTAATTTACTTGTTGAACAACAACTAATGGAATCAAGAGTTAAATTATGTCAAACTATTGCAGATTGTCACAGACTAAGACACGAAAAGTTTGGAATGAGTATGAGTTATCAACAACAATTGGATGAGAATATTGAAAACTCACCACTTACGTTAACTATGGATTTCTAATATGATTGAAAATTATTTAGAAACATATGAATATGGTATCATAACCTCAGACTTCATAGATTCTACAACAACTAATTCCCTTTCTGATA